GCCGCTAGAAAACCTGTACTATGGGTGAAACGGAATTGCATCATCGCCGGGGGGTGGAAAAATTCGCTGGATCCCAAACTGCAAAAGGGATCAGCGTGCGTGCATAAATTAAATTGGTCGGGTTGTCTCCGAAATCTGCGTATAACAAAGCTGCCTGCTGCTCAGCAGACAAACTCACGCCTGTCAATTTCAGCAACCGCGAAACCTCTGGGCTCATCACCCCGGCACCCTCATACAATTCCAACAACGCATCCTTGATGGATGGTGAAACATTGACGGCCAAGGACGTTGCCTCAGCCAATTCAATCCCCCTGTCGCCAGCAAGCTTGACGTGCGCAAGGCCCAATGCTGCAAAATAAGCACACAGAGGGCCACAATCCTTGAAATTAGTTGCGCGCGCCAACATAGCAGCAGCACCAACCTCAGATGCCTTGTGCGGGAATTGCTTAACCAACATGCTCGTAGTCCAAGAACTCGATGCAATGTTGCGGGCAACCTCCGGAATAAACACACCGGTTGGCCCATTCCTATCGCACAGAAAATCAAAGCCGGTGAATGTAAGCTTGTTCTCAACGAAAACAAGCTTCATTCTAAAACCCATGCTCGTCCAGGCATCCTCAATCTGCTTGGTGTATGGAGTAAAATCCTCAGTGGAGGAGAGAGCAGAATCATCTCCTTCAAAAGCATACTTGAGGTAATACTCCTTGCCATCAAACGCCGAAACATACTTAGATTGCAAAGTGCCATCACGCATCTTCTTAATCATCTGTTCTGGGCGTTCGCAAAGCACACACAACCAACAAATCAGATTGATGAGGTAGTTAAAACAACTCGTTCCTCGATGGCCCGATTGACGGATGGATTCGATACAGACTCGAACAGGGTTAAGGCAAAAATCATCAACTTTTGCCTTGCCCTTAAGCTTAGAAAGCTCCATATCGTTCAATACAGCATCCATCCATGCATCTGGAACCTCGGGATCACCGCCTAGCACCTCAATAATGTGCCTCAATATTCGGTTCTCCGTCATGTTCCTAATGCGCAGGTTGCAACAAGCATCCCACGCAGAGCCATCTCCTTCGATCAAGTGAGCACCCTCTTGCTTCAGGTGGTTGGCAACTCGTTCCATTGCCTCATACTTGGGAAGATGCTTAATGGATGCGCTCTCGAAAAATTCAAAGAGCAGCTCCTCAAAGCACTTCACTGGCAATGACATCATAACCTGAGCGCGATCACCACACTGAATAATAGGGCGTGGGGCTTTGCCCTTGGCAGGCAAAGCCTCATTCGTCTTGATCTGGAAAGTTTGCTCAATACGCAATCTCGATTCCGAAATAGCCTCATCAAAAGCATTCCTGAAGCGTTCCGGAGTCCACTTGCTTGAACAAAATTCCTCAACCAACGGGTTGTCAACTCGCCACTGCTTAATCCTATCAGGGGAAAACACCGTCTTCAACAGTGCGCTGACTGTTCTATCGATGCGCCTAATCATCTTGGGCTTGGGCTTAAATGGAAGCGGCTGATTGCGCTTAGCCATTCCTGCCTTCAGATTGCCCACACTGTTGGACATAACCTCAGTGGGAATAAGATCAGGGCCAATCTGATAAGCCAACTTCTTAGGCTCCCCTTCAAGGATATCACCACCATAAACCCTGGTCTCCACGCCATAGGCATCGGCGGCAACCTGAGTGCCATCCATGCCTTGCTCGGTGCCCGGGTTCGCTGGTGGGAGGCTCAAAGCCTGAATCAGGTTGGTGCCAATTTCTCCACTAGGGGGAGATCCTGTTGCACCACCATCATCGCTTGCTGCTCGATCCGGCACGACTTCACGGTGGCCTGTTCGCATTGTTCGGGAAGCACCACGTTGTCCTCCACTGAACGCCTTCATCACGTGTGGAGCCCAGCAGCATAATGCTTGCTTATACTCCTCAACGCAATCCATCGTCGATAACAGTGATATGAAAGAACCGTGTGCCCGAAAGTTCGAACCGTTAGTCGTAACAGAAGCACAGTGCAGAGCACGCTCCACTTGGCCGACCACCTTCGAAGGAAGGGGTATCTGCACTGTTGAGTCAAGATCAGGGCTGCGCCAACCGGAAACAATGAAGGCAACCCAAGATAGGATGATCAATCGGTAACAAGCGAATTGAAATAAAACGCTCGACAAACCGACCAGCAAAAGACCAATCCCCATCCTCTGGTTGCGAGAACCTTCCGGCTCATCACGCGCACATCGCGAACATGAGCGCTGCACCTCAACTCGATAGACCCAAAACTTCTCTCCGGAACCCTCGAATTCATCCTGCAACATCTGATACTCCTCTCTGTTGCAGCAGAAACAAGGGGCAGGGGCTGTGGTAAAACGTGAAAACATTTTCCCACAGGGCTTCTAGTAGCACTGTCAACTCACGAAGAGACTAAGACAGCCCTGGCCAGCCAAAACCAGGCGATTTGGTAGTGCAGAAGAACGGGACTCCTCTGGACTTGAG